GATTTATCTATAAAAAATAGAGCAACTAAAAAATCATTTGACCAATCGCCAACTGATTCAAATAGAGTTGGATTATTTTTCTCTCCTACAAAGGAATTAAATTTAGATATTGCAAAATCGTTTGGTGGAATTAATTTGGATAATTACATTGGAGACCCATCGGATGATTATAAACCAAAATATTCAAAATTAGATAGTTTAAGAAGCTATTATTTTGATAGATTTGATGGTAGAGATATATATGCTTACATAAACTTAATCAAACTATATGAGAAATCTATGTTTGAGGATATTAAGAATATGTTACCCGCAAGAGTTAAAGCAACTACCGGTTTGTTAATTGAACCGCATATTTTAGAAAGAAATAAGATTGAACAAAAAAGACCTACGGCTGATGAATATCAGAATGAGGCAAACATAAAATATTCAGATACAACCAATTTAATAGCAGATTCAAATCAGTATCTTGCTATAATAAATTCGGATTTATCGGAACAAATTAGTGTAGAAAATAACCAATATAGTGCTACTATATATACGGCATCTTTACAAACAACAACTGCCGATAGTTATCAGATTCAAGCGGAATATGATTATAATACTCAAAATGATATAACATCTGAATATTATCAAAAAGAAATTGTAATAAATGCAGAATTGGGAAATCCATCTATATTGTCGGAAATCGATATATATGATACGAATACCATTGTTGGACAAAGTACATATGAAAATTTAGGATTTGGTATTTATGCACAAAGTGGACATGCTATTAGAACATATTTCGATAAAGAAAATAGAAGAGTTAAGGAAAGAGTTAAAGTAGATTTAGTAACGGAGCAAAAGGAAAGAATCGTAACTAAGTTTGCAATTACCGCATCGGTTAATGGATTGGGTGACCCGCGTGGTGGATATGTTTCGGATATACAAACTTATACTGAAACATATTTAAATGTACAACCTTACTCCAATTCGAAGGATATAAATGCAGGGACGGGTAGTATTGTTAAAGTAGTACCATTAGATGGGTATTTATCAACGCATTATAGAAATACATCGGATTTAACGAGAGGATTACAAAATTCTTTCTTTAGAGGTTCAAAAAATACCGCTGCAACAACATTAGATGGTTCATCTCCTATTGAAACATTTACTTCTAATCCTAATACGTTAAAGGTAAATAAAGCTGGTAGAGATGCAAGTGAACCAATTTTGGAAGTAGAATAACGGAATTTTAAAAATATAATATTTATAAACAAAGATAATATTAAACTATGGGATATTTAAGTAATACAGAATTGACTGTTGATGCGATTCTTACTAAAAAGGGTAGAGAAAAATTAGCAGCAGGACAGGGGTTGAACATCACTCAATTTGCTTTAGCAGATGATGAGATTGATTATTCACTTTATGAACCAGCACACCCATTGGGTTCAGCTTATTATGATGCGGCAATTAAAAATATGCCAGTATTAGAAGCTAATCCCGATGAAACGCAAGTAATGAAATATAAATTAGTAACGCTTCCAAAGAATACAACTCGTATTCCTGTGGTAGAATTTGGTGTTCCTAATATTGCAGTTAATCAAAGAAGTGGTGAAGTTTCACTTTCTCCAACAACATCTCCTGCCGGAAATAGAAGAATGGGATATACAATTGTATTATCCAACAAAAACGCTGGTGATATTGTAGGTGAAGGAGTTAGTGCGGATGTGGGTACGGTGCCAGTATTTATTGGTGATGATGTATCTGCAACGGCAGCAATCGCTAAAGGATTATCTTTCAAATTTATTCCAAACCCATCTTTAACTTCGACTATCAAAACAACAATAACTGTTTATGGTAACGAAACGGGTGGTTCACAAACAATTCCGGTAACCGTAACATACGTTCAATAATTTAAACTATGGCATTAATAAGAGACAATAGAGGAGCCCTATTAGCAAGTAATTTATCACAATACTTAGCAGGCGCAGCAAATACCGCAGGCACTCCAATAGATACTAACGAATTTGTTAGAATCTTAAACCAATTTTTGGGTGAAGGAGAGCAAATCAGCTCCGACTTAACAAGCGTAACAAATGGTATTTACAAAAAGTTTGGTGCAATTGATAAAGTAACTAATAGAACTGAAATTGTAACTTCTGGAATATGGAGTGGCGATGTCGGTTCATTAAACGCTGTATATACTTCATCTACACAACTTAACTCTACAACGGGTAAATATTATTTAGATGTTTATAATGAAAACCCAGCTACCGCATCTGCAGAAGTTCAGTTTTCAATTGCATATGGTGATGCAAACGCATATGGTGTACCTACATTACAGCAAGATGATTCATCAACACTTTCTTCAAAAGCAATCTATAATCAATTAAAAAACGTATTATTAGATTCAGCTGATGCATATTTTACGGATTACGCTGGAAATGATATGACATCTTTCTACGCATTAAATGTAAGTAGAGCTAGATATAAGGAAAAATTAGACCCAGGTAACATTTCAATTAACTTATCTGGTTCAGTAGGATTGGTAACATTAATTGATGATAGTGGTGGAACTGATGAAAACGTAACAACTGCGGGTAGAGTATATAATTTAGTTAGTGGTTCATTGAACATTGGTTCATCATTAACATCTGATATAAATACTTACACGGCATCCAATGGACAAGGATTTGGTTTATTCTACCCTGATATGGGAATCATTCTATTAAACCCATCAGCATTATCAGCATCGGTGGGTGGTAATTTAATGGCAGCAGCTGGTTCAACAACTGCACAATATCACCAATCGGGTTCAGTATCAGGTTCATTGAAATTATATGATGCATTGAAAAAAGGAGCCGATTTTCAAGCTCGTAGAACTGAAAACGTTTCAACATCGCATTACTTCGTAAGAGCAAACAATAGAGAGTTTAACTTCTCAAATAACCCAACATTCGTAACAGGTTCAGTTGGAGCATTTGTTAATTCATCGTTTGAAAAAGACCCTAAAGTATATATCACTACTGTAGGTCTTTATGATGATGGAAACGAACTATTAGCAGTAGCAAAAACCTCTCAACCGATTGCAAAATCATTCGATAAAGAGATAGCAATTAAAGTTAAATTAGATTTCTAATCAGAGAATATAACTAACATTCAACCCCCTTCAATGGGGGTTTTTTGTTAATTTGATATTTATATATGATATGTTGAAAAAAATACCAAAATCTGATATTAGTATTCGCCCATTTAAGGCGTATAAGGAATGGAGTTTTGATGATACTTCTAATGAAATTGAATTATTAGAAGCAAATGAAACATCATCGGTTTTATCTGGCCTATATCCACAAAATTCAATTTACGGACAATTAAGAGCCCAATTCTATTTTGATTCGGGTGATAATGTATTTTTAAGAAGTGGGCATAAGAAAAAATCATATACAAATGCTAAATTAGCAAAAGAAAGATTTTTAAGTGGTTCTGCTAAAGTACTATCTATTCCAAATATATACGTTGGTGAGGGAATAAAAAAAGGTTCAGTAAAATTAATAGATAATCAAAATCAATTAAATGAAATATCGTATATCGATGATAGATTTGGAAATCTACAAGATAATAGAGACCAAATTAATATTTCGAGAATTGATATAGAAAACGAAATATTTAATTTTATAGATTTAGATGAGAATATATATTCGGCATCGTTAGAAACGTATATTGGAGCATTTGATATACAATCTGGAACATTGGATATTATATATAATGGAATCCCAAGACCAACAATAAATTTGATTAGTTTGGATATTGAATCGGGAATAGCAATAGCAGACGATATTTCATTTTTACCCGAACAAGCGCAAGGTATTAAAATTGGTAACGTATTTTATAATCAAGGATTAATTGTAATAACAAAAGATGTTGCTAGTAGATTAGTAAACGGATGGCAATTGGATTATAAATCAACCAAAACAATTTATGAGCACGAATATCTTTTGATTGTAAATGAAGATGAATTTAATATATCACAAAATCCATCAGCAATAGTTGAAGTTGGTAAAGTTGATGAGTATATTGTTACATCCGATAATATCAGAAGAAAGGTAACTACAAACGCTGGTACAAAATATATTAAAAAATTAACAACATTGGAAAACGGCAATGTTTTGGATTATAGATTTAGTGGTTCAGTTGGAACTATTAAAGCGGGATTTGAACATTATGATATAAGTGGTTCGATGGATAGCACTGGTTCATTCTTAGCACCATTTATAACAACCATTGGATTATACGATGATAATTGTGATTTAGTAGCAGTTGCTAAATTACCACAACCAATTAAATCAGAACCGGATATACCTGTAAACTTTATTATCCGTTTTGATACTTAACTTATATTTATACTAAAGAAACAATAATATGTCAAAGATTTTAGAATTATACAAAGCAGCTCAAGCATCATTAGGTGTTGATAAAATTTCATTTGAAGCTGGTCAGAATTTACAAACTCCTTACACTACAAACGATTTAAAGAAAGCAGATGAGCAAGTATTAACTGCTACTAAATTTAAGCAAGGTAGAGGTGGTGAAAAGAATTTCGCTAAATACTCTGATTCATTAAAAAAATAATTTAATGGCTAAAAAAGTTACAAAGAAATCTAGCAATTGGGTTGCTAGAAAATATGGCTTTAAATCTGGTCTTGAAGAAAATATTTCAATACAAATCGAAGGGAAGGGTATGGAGGTTAAGTATGAATCCGAAAAGGTGGCTTATACTATACCTGCTTCTCAACATACTTACAATCCTGATTTTAAGTTGCCTAATGGTATTTTCGTAGAAACTAAAGGAAGATTCCTTACAGCGGATAGGAAGAAACATCTATTAGTTAAACAACAAAACCCCAATTTGGATATACGATTCGTATTTTCCAATTCCAAAAACAAAATAAGTAAAAACTCAAAAACTACTTACGCAGATTGGTGCGATAAGAACGGATTCAAATACGCAGATAAAGAAATACCCGAAGATTGGTTTTTATAACCAAAAAATTTGGTAATATCAAATATTTGTAGTATATTTGGGATGTGTTAAGTAGCAATGATAAAAATAAGGTAATTAATGCCCTTACTAATGTATTGGGCAACGGTCTTACGTTGAGAGGAAACGAATTGGCATTCCATTGTCCGTTTTGTAATCATCATAAGCCGAAACTCCAAGTCAATACCGAAACTCAAAAATGGCATTGTTGGACTTGTAATAGCGGTGGTAAGAAATTAACATCATTACTTCGTAAATTAGATGTAGATAGAAAAACTATATCAATAATTAGAGAAATATATGGAGATTCCAATTATAATACTCAAAATGAAGATGCGGAAACCAAAGTATTTATCCAATTACCAAAAGAATTCATTTCACTAGCGGAAGAAGGTAAAGGGTTTAATCCTGAATATAAGCATGCTATGTTTTATCTTACTCAAAGAGGTATTGGTATAAAGGAGATAATTAAATACAATATTGGATATTGTAAAGAGGGATTATATAGTAGAAGAGTTATTATTCCATCGTATGATTTAAATGGTCAATTAAACTATTTCGTTTCTCGTTCATATTATTCTGAAGAGAAAATGAAATACAAAAACCCACCAATCAGTAAAAATATTATAGCATTCGAATCGCAAGTTAATTGGAATGAACCAATCATATTATGTGAGGGCGTATTTGATGCTATTACAATTAAAAGAAATGCTATTCCATTATTAGGTAAGTTTCCATCGAAAATATTAGTGGAAAAAATCTTTATGAGTGGAGTGAGTGATATTATTATTTCATTAGATAATGATGCGATTAATGAAGCACTTAAAGCAGCAGAATATTTTAGAAAGCAAGGTATAAATGTTAAGATGATGTATCTTAGAGATAAAGATGCTTCGGATATGGGTTATGATAAATTTTATGAAGAATTAAATAAAACTAAAGAATTCTCATCGGAAGAATTACTATTAAACAAAATAAATAGTTTATGAAAAGATTAAAAACAATCTATCATATTGCGGATGTACACATTCGTAACGTACAAAGGCATAAAGAGTATAGACAAGTCTTTGAAAAGATGTTTGAAGAAATTCGTAAAAGAGGTACGGAAAATTCACTCATCTATTTAGCGGGAGATATTGCACATGCTAAATTAGAGCTTTCACCTGAATTGGTTAGAGAGATAAGTTGGCTATTTACGGAATGTTCTAAACATTGTGAAACCATTCTTATTACAGGTAATCACGATTGTAATATGAATAATTCCGATAGATTGGATGTTCTTACACCAATCGTTGATGCATTAAATTTACCCAATTTTACATATTTGAAAGATACGCAGGTCTATTCCGTAGGTGATGTGGATTTTGGTGTATTCAGTATTTTTGATAATAAAGAAAATTGGCCTAAAGGTAATACGTTATTCGGTAATAAGAAAATTGCTCTATTCCACGGACCAGTTGATAATTCAACTACCGATATTGGATATGTAGTTTCATCTCGTCATTTCACAACCGATATGTTTGATGGATACGATTTAGCCCTATTGGGTGATATCCATAAAAGACAAACTATGATTTCTCCAAGCGGATGTAAAGTAGTTTATGCGGGTTCATTGGTTCAACAAAACTTTGGTGAAAGTTTAAATGGACATGGATTTTTGGTTTGGGATTTGGATTCTATGAAATATGAAGCAATTGATATTCCAAATGAATATGGATATTATACATTGGATATTGATAATGGTGTAGTTCCAATTGTAACGGATATGCCAAAGAAGCCTCGTTTAAGAGTTCGTTTATCGAATACGGATACGGCTGATACAAAAAAGGTAATTACCGAAATTAAAATGAGATATGGTGTTGAAGATTTCACAATTATCAGAACCGACTCATTTAATAAACAAAAAACGGGAAATAGATTAAGTAAATTAGATTTTGAAGATGTAACCGATATCAACCATCAAAATACATTGGTACGTGATTACGTTCAGAGAATGATGCCATTTACAACCGCTACCGATTTAGATGCTTTAGAAGTTATTAATAGAGATATTAATAGTAGAATAACACAAGAAGAAATCCATAGAAATATTCATTGGAAACCAATTAAGTTTACATTTAGTAATATGTTTTCATATGGTGAAGATAATAAAATTGATTTCCAAAAGATTGGAGGATTGATGGGATTATTTGCTCCAAATGCGGCTGGTAAATCATCTTTATTTGATGCCATTTCATTTTGTTTATACGATAAGAGTAGTAGAGCATTTAAAGCTCAAAACATTATGAATAATCGTAAATCCGATTTTCAATGTGAATTACATTTCCAAGTAAATGGAATGGATTTCTATATTAAAAGAACTGCAAAAACTATTAATAAGGGTAAGAATGTAAAAGTAGATGTTCAATTTTGGAAAGAAGAAGGTGGAGTTACCACATCATTAAATGGTACAGAAAGAAGAGATACAAATGCCGTAATTGAACAATATGTTGGTAAATATGAAGATTTCGTATTGACTGCGTTATCTTTGCAAGGTAACAATTCAATATTCATTGATAAATCTCAAAGTGAAAGAAAAGATTTATTAGCACAATTTATGGGATTAAATGTGTTCGATAAATTATACGAAACTGCTACCGAAGATATTAAAGAAGTAGCAGTTCTAATTAAAAACTTTAAGAAAACCGATTTTACATCTGAATTAGCCGAAAAGGCTTTGGAAAAGCAAACGAAGAAATCGGAATTACGAGGATTAGAAAAAACATTAGAAAGTAGAACAATCGATGTAAATGATTTATCGGATAGAATATTAGGATTAACAAAAGAGTTGGTGCCAGTAGATGGTAATTTGGATTTAGAAAAATTAGAGCAAAAACGAAATGATATCGGTAGAGATATCCTACATGTACTTTCCGAAGAGAAAATTAAAAAAGGAAAGTTAGATGAATATACCAATTCTATATCCGAAATCTCACAATCAATAGAAGAAAAGAAATATATTAATCAACAACCCATTGAAGAAGCAAAAAAAGAATGGGATGAATTAAAAAGTTCAATCAATAATACCGAAAGATATATAGGATTGGTAGAGCAATCGTTGGAAACAAATAGAGAAAAACTTACTCATTTGGCTCAGCACGAATATGACCCTAATTGTAACTTTTGTATGAACAATGTATTCGTAAAGGATGCAAAGGAAACTGAAAAGAAAGTTGAAGAGCAAATGGCTGATTTGGAGGAGATGGAAGGTAAACTAAATTCCCTAATTAATCAGGCTAAACAATTGGCAGATGTAGATGAGCAATGGGATGAATTGGTTGAATTAAAATCTAAATATCAGAAAGCAATTGTAATTAAAGAAAAAACAATTGCGGAATTAAATGGATTTACAACTCAACAACAATTATATGATAATCAATTAGACCAAGTTAAAGCTGATATCCAAAAATATCACGATAATGAAGATACTATTAAACGTAATAAACAAATAGAATCCGTAATTAATGGATTAAATAAAACTAAAGGTGAAATAGAATTAGAAATCAAATCAATTAATAAAGATATCGCAGGATTGAATGGCTCTATTTCTTCATTAGAATCGTTTATAGATGGTATAAAAGGTAAGATGAATGATGTTAAGGAATTGGAAGAAAAGAATCGCCTATACACCTATTATTTAGATGCAGTGAAGCGTGATGGTGTTCCATATGAATTAATTTCAAAAGCAATGCCAGTTATTGAAAATGAAATAAATAATATCTTAGGACAAGTTGTTGATTTTGGAATTGTAATGGATATTGATGGCAAAAATATTAATGCAAAGATTGTCTACGAAGACCAAGAATGGCCATTGGAAATGTGTAGTGGTATGGAGAAATTCGTAAGTGGATTGGCTATCAGAGTAGCTCTAATTAATATATGTAACTTACCTCGTCCAAACTTCTTAGTAATTGATGAAGGATTTGGTACATTGGATGCAAATAATTTATCATCTTTATTTATGATGATGCAATATTTAAAAACCCAATTCGATTTCATTTGGATGATTTCTCACTTAGAACAAATGAGAGATATCGTAGATGGATTGATAGAGATAAAGAAAATAGATGGGTTTAGTAAGATTGATTTTTAACCTTATCAGCTCTTAACACACCCGCTTGAGGTTTAGTTACACCAACGTGTTTCTTAATTAGATTTTCAACTAAACTCCCCATCTTAAACCCATGTTCTTCGCAATAATTTTTGAGAAGTTCGTGGGTTTCTTTTTTTATTTGTAACATTGCGTATTTCATAACATTTAGTTTTCTTTAGTTTTTATTAGTTTTCTTTATATAAATATGAGATAAATAATTTTTTGTGAATATTTATAATAAAGAAATTTGACAAATGGCTGTAACAAAGAAAACTTTATTCGCAGAAAACTTAGATAGATACAATACGTTTGTACAAGATACAAATCCAAATAGTAGATATTTTAATATAACTGAATTATCTGATACGTTTACGGGTGGTAAAAACGCATTCTTAATAGCTGGTTCACACGAATTGGTAGCTGATACTTTAATAAAAATAGAAATTAAAGATGCGGCAGGAAATATTATATATCACGAACCTGGTGAAGGTTATTTGCTAACTAATATAAATGGTGAATCATTTCCGGTAGAATATTATGAAGGGGTATCGAAGGTTGTAGCAGTTTACATATACCCAGATACAACTGCATATGGTCCGTGCACTATTACAATATTAGGTGAGGTAAGTGAATACTATGATGATAATGGATTATTAAGTCCTATACCATTTGAGTGGCAAGGTACTTATAATGTAAAATGGCAAAAAAAGGTCAATGTAAATCCTACCTTAGCAAATACTACAAAAGTTAGATTTTACAGAAGACCTTCTGTTAGTATAACTGAAACTTTGGAATCTATTTATAGAATCGAAAATGGAATAAAGATAGATTCGGGAGTAAGTCAATCATTTGCAAATGTAACGGTTTCTAATATAGATACGTTTGCCGGAGATGTAAGAAGGGTGAAAGTTTATAGAACATCCGAAGGTGATATTTCCGATTACGATTTAATACAAGATATTTTAGTTGAATCCAAAGAGTTACTAACTTCATACGAATTATCCGGTAGCGTAATTAGCGTAGCCGGTTTCTTCACATCGGAAGTTTTACAAAAATTATGGAAATATCCACAATTATCTACTCAATTAACATCAAGTAGAGTAGATAATGGTGTTAAGTTACTTGGAAATGGATATTTTACATATTCATCATCTTTAAATCTATCACAAGATAATTTATATGAATTAGGAATTGATGCATTTTATTCATCATCGGTTGCTAGTAATATGGGAATCTATGTAAGTGGTTCTAATAATGGTGAGGTATTGATTGGTACTTTAAACGGAATATCACCAACTAAAAATTTATTAGATAGTAAGTTTCAATTTAGATTACCAATATCCGAACCAACTGCAAGTTTATATCTATCTCAATCTCAAAGTGAATGGCATATTGGTAACATATCTTTAAAATTATCAGAAGATACTGCGTTTTCACCAGATGAGGTTTCATTTATAACATCTATGCCAACTGTAATTGGTAATGAAACCTATAATTTTAAATTTGAATTTTATGATGTAAATAATAATTACGTTCCAGTTGCGGTAACCGCTAGTGCTACATTTGCCGGTGGTAATGATAATATTGGTGGAACATTGATATACATTAGTTCATCCGCATCATCATCATTGGCACAATTAAATGCAGTTTCATCATCTATTAGTGGTACGATGACTGTATATAGTTCTTCAGCAGATGACACCATTATAACATTGAGTGGTAGTGTTAGTGGTTCGATTACAACTTTAAGCGGTTCAGTATCATCATCAATCAGTTCGTTAAGTTCTTCGGTAAGTTCTTCAAATTCATTCATATTATCATCATCATTATCAAAAGTTAAACAATTAGCAGATGGACAATATAGTGGTTCATTTATTGGAGATACTGTAATATATTCGCCAACAATAGGTGGACAGCAGGGATATATTTCTCAAAAATTCCAAGTAGGAGATACTACTCCTATTATATTAGATGCGAGAACATCGACTAGAAAAATATACATTGGTGGAGTAAATGATACGGGTTCATATAATAGTGGTAGTACATCCGTTTATATGGATAGTACGGGTAAATTTTCATTAAAAGATAAACTTGCGTGGGATGGTGCATTACTATCGGTAAATGGTACTATAAATGTTACAGGAGGTAACGCCGCAACTCAAACATATGCAAACGAAGTTGGAACAAATGCGGTTACATCGGGCTCTATCGCCGGGTCAAATGCAGCATTATCCGCATCGGCGGCTTACACAAATGCTAGAGCAATTGCGGATAATATAGCAAATGGTACATATACGGGTGGAACATTAATTAGTAATGATAGTATAATATCTCCCGTTATAGCAGGAGCTGATGGATATATTTCAAATGTTTTAAAAGTGGGTACTAATGGTATAACATTGGATGGTACTAATAAAGCAATATATGTTGGAACGGGTACATATAATAACAACAATACGCCATTTTATTTTAAATCCGGTTCTACTGATATATTTTCATTGGGTAGTAAGCTCACTTTTGATGGTACAAATTTAGCTATTCAAGGTGGTATTACTGCTACATCGTTAACACTATCGCCGGGCGTAACTGTACCCAATACAAAAATAACCGGATTAGGTAATTTATCTACTAGAGATACAGTTAATGCAACTTATATAGATGATAACTCAATTACCACAGGAAAAGTTGTAGCAAATACATTAGATGCATCACATATATCTGCATTAAATTTTACCGGTAAAAACGCAGTATTTACAACAGGACAAATCGGAGGTTGGGATATTAATGCTGATAAATTATCTTCTCCAAAAGATGTAAATAATATCAGTAGATTGACGTTTTCACCCTCTCCTCTAATTGCCGTAAATGATACATCCGGAAATCCAAAATTAACAATTAGAGCCGGTGATTTAACAAATTTAGGGGCTGGTAATAATATAACCATACCATTTGGTAGTAATAATACTACATCTTGGTCTGATGCGATTTTTCAAGGTTCCAATAAAAGAGATGGAGCTGGATTTTCATTTAATGTATCAGCAGCTGGTACATATAGTGGTACGATTTCAATGACTGCTATTAGTGGATTAGCTACTACACCAAATGGGTGGTCTGGCTATTTATATATGAATGTTGCATGGGAAGTTGCTTCCGATTCAAATTTTAATAATATAATCGGAACGGGTACTATTAGTAGTGGAGGTATTAGTTCACAAGGTACACTTTCAATACAAGCAGCTACTAATAGTATAGCATTTTCAATAGCAGTAGCTGGTACATATTATGCAAGAATATGTTGGAACAGAACGTTATATAGTAGTACAACTGCTACTACTCAATTTTATAGTCAAAATAGTACAGTATCAAATGTTTCGATAGCTTCATCGGTTGAAGCAACTGAAATTACAGATAAAGGGTTTCAAGTAGTAAATGCAACTGATACATATTTTAGAATTGATAGAAGTTCATTCTCTGGAGCATTTGTTAAAATTGGAGGAGCATTATCTGCAACGGGTAATATTACCGCATATGCATCTGATAAGAGATTAAAAGAAAACATTAGATTAATTCAAAATCCATTAGATAAAGTTGATAAATTAAATGGAGTTCATTATAAATGGAAAGATGATATATTAAATTTAGGATTTAAGCCAGATAGTATGACAGATACCGGATTATTGGCACAAGAAGTGCAAAATGTTTTACCAGATGCTGTAAAATTTGCTCCATTTGATTTAGATATTGATACAAATGAATCAAAGAGTGGTAAAAACTATTTAACCGTTCAATATGAAAAAATTGTACCACTATTAGTTGAGGCTATAAAAGAATTAAGAAAAGAATTAAACGAATTAAAAAATAAATAATGGCTATACCTTCTAGTGGCGAAATATCAATGAATTTATTTAATACCGATAGGGGTATCGCCTCCGGTACACAAATAGATTTAGCCGCAGCAGGAACAGCTTACGCTGTTTCATATACAACGGATGGTTCTAATGATTTACAAATGTTAGAATTTAGAGGTAAGGCATCTCAATTTTGGACTGCCAACCGAAGTGGTACATTTACTAGAAACAATTGTAGTAGCGGATATGTTGCTGGCACTGCTACATATACAAAAACCTATACATCATATATCTCACAAGCAAATGCAAATTCGTTAGCTAGTGGAGATGGTAATTTTAATAACGAAGGACAAGCATATGCAAATTCAAATGGAACGTGTACGTTGAATTTAAATGCAACTACAAATTATGGATGTCAATCAAACGTTCCTGGAAAGGGTTATATAAATGTTCAATCGTATAGTGGTGGAACGGGTAGTGGATATCGATTTAGATATAAATTGGAATCTGCGGATGATTCCACATATTCAAATTGGATATATGGCAATTCCGGTTCAACTGGTGCAGTATTGACAAATGGCGCTTGGATGATACAAATACAAGATAGTGCTGGAAATATTGTGAATAAATATGGTTATGCTATTAGTTGTAATTATCCATCATTAACAGCTACTGTAACATCGGGAGGAACGTATTCTGGTGAAGCTTATATTAGAGTTACAAATGCTAGCGGCGGTAGTGGAGCTGGGTATTATTGGTATTTGAGTACGGATGCAACTCAAAGAGCAATCGATGGATATGCTTTAAATTTAGCTAATGGTGAGTATATAGTATATCTTGCAGATAATGGAGGTAATTCGGTTAGTTTTAACCCAATAACATTTAATTTACCACCTGCTCCAAATGAATTGGAAGTAAGATTCAGAGAAGGCTCTACTGCTCCAACGAATACTAATGGTGGATGCGACGTATCATATACCAATATAACAGTAGAAATGCCACAAGATTCTACGTTTGAAAATGCCAGTACATTTATTTCCAGTTACTTTACATCATATCCTACTTCTGTTGTAATTGGATATCTTATATATAATGGTAGATATGTTCCAATTGGTAAAGGATATGGTGGTACTACAACCGCACAGCCATTTGGTTCAAGGGCAAATTGTCCTACACAAGTTCCCGCATATGGGCCCGTATCGCCGGAAGAATATCAATGTGTTGGATATACTAAACAACAAAAATATTATGATGGGAATGGTGGATTCACTTGGGTAGATGTTGAAACCAATTCTACATATTGTTTATATACCCCATCACTTACGCCAATATCGTTATTTAGTGGATATAATTCTACCGATGCGTGTGAGGGATTCGGTGGATATTTTGGATATTATATACCACCCAATGAAAGTTGGTCATATGCAACGTATTTATATAGCGATAGTTCGGGTACAATTGCATCGGCTGGATTTTATTCAGATGGAAGTATAGTTAGACAATGGGATGGTTCATTTTTCCTTAGTTCACAATATTGTAATGGGGGGGAAGTTACTTAAAAAATATGATAGTATTTATAACAACGGGTTACGGAAAAAATATAGTAGGAGGTTCTGATATATGGTGTAATAACTTTATGGAGAATATCGTACCATTAGTTACAGAAGATTATAAAATTGTAGTAGATAGTAGACCTTTTTTGCGAGAAAAAGATGCAATTTATACTTTTCAAAATGATGAGGAGATAGATACAATATTAAATGAATGTGATAAGATAGTTTTTCTACATCATTCGTACAAATCTAATCCTATAATCAAAAAATATCTTCACAAAACTCACACAACCTTTGTTCATGCATTTATTCCCGATATGTTGGGATTAAACAATGAGTATGAAAATCTAATGACTCGAATAGATTGGGAATGGCAAAAAGAGATATTAGATAATTCCGATAATATAATTTGGATAGGGTATGAAGATGATAGTATTCATAAAAGTTATCAACACGTTATTAACATCGCAAATTACTATGAATGGAAGAATAGCATTCCATTTTTGGGAATTATAAGTGATAAAATTGGATATGCGGCTAGATGTGAAACGAGAAAAAATCCACATTATTTAGATTATATTCCATCTATTATATTTTCAAATAAATACGATTATAAAAGAATGTTAGAGGTATCGAATACAAATCCTAAATATCATAGATTTATGGAGTTCGATTATCGATTTCATAAAAAGTTTTTCAAAAGTAACTTTCAAATATTCCACGGATGTTATACAAAAGAACCATTTGGATATGCTATTTTTGATGCAATCGATAATGGTAAAATACCAATAATACATACCGATTGGATGAAACAAATAAATTATAAATACAGAGCAAATAGTAAAGAAGAATTTTATGAAACTTATATGGAAATATTAGAAGATGATTTCACTACTATAAACTATGAGTTTTGTAAATTAAGGGATGGTTTAAAAGAATATACTAACAAACAAAAATGGGTTACTGAAATATGCAATTACTTAATCAAAAATTAATACAAGAATTTTTAACAAATAATCACACCATAGATTCTACTACGGGTGAAATGAAATTGGAGCCAGTTAAATATCGTTGGACACATGGTGCAACTGATTTACATTTGGGCGATGGTATGATAATATACTCACTTATATTATTCAATAGAGCAAAAACTTGCGTTTGTATTGGTTCGGGAGGAGGATTTATTCCACGTCTTATGACACAAGCTCGCAGAGATTTATGGGAGCAAGGAATATTTGAAGGAAATAATTCAGCAGAATGGGGTGATATAGGAACAACTGTAATAGTTGATGCCGCTAATGGCGTAGGTGGATTTACCGATTGGACTGAAGAGAATAGCTTTTTAAGACAACATTTTGACCCACAAGTTATTTTGGAAACATCCGAAAGAGCTTTCTATGATTATTTTGTAAGGCAAGATATGAAAATAGATTACTTACACATAGATGGCGACCATTCTTATAATGGTGTTAAAAAAGATTTTGAATTATATTCATCTATTATGTCTGAAAATGGTATCATAACAATACACGATACCGACCAATCTTATCACGATACGTTTTTAGTGACTGAAAATGCTAAGAAAGATTTTATTCCATTTGATGGGCCTGCGCAATTTATAAAAGATTTGGAATTAAATACGGAGTGGAATTTGGTAAAGTTAAATAATTTTCGTATGTTTGATAAAAAAGTTACAACAACAGGATTGACACTACTAACAAGAAAGTAATAAAGCTTAATAAAAGTAAATAAAAAAATGAATAAAGTAAGATTGGTTACAGTAACAGGCTCTCGTACTAACACACTCTTTCATATGCTGAAGCATTATACTCATTTAGTAGATGAAATTCATGTAGTAGTATATGAGTGGGAAGGATTTAGTACATACGATTCAGTACAAGAGATTGTTTCTAAATTTTCAAATGTAAAAATAGTTAGAAGAGAAACTAAAGAAAAATTTAATTGGGAATATGTTACGCAATTATATAATGAAACAAAACTAACTCATCCAAATGATTGGTGGGTAGTTTCAGATGATGATGAATTTCATTTATACTCAAAACCATTAAAAGAAATTATAATAGATTGCGAATATAATGGGTGGAATGTGGTTAGGGGTGGATTTATTGACAGAATAGGAAACGATGGGTCATTCAATGAAATAAATGAAACCGAAAATATATTTGTCCAATTTCCAATGGCTGGCTTTTTTAGATATCCAATGAGTGGAGCTTGTCCAAACAAAGTTTGTATAGTGAAAGGTTCAGTTCCGATTTCATCCGGTCAACATTATGCTATAATCAATGAACATACGACTTGGCGATGGCAAGGTTGGAATCACCCACAAATAGCACCAATAGATAATTATTCGGTTCAAGTACATCATTTTAAATGGGATAGTACCGCCGGACAAAGAATTAGAGATGTTGCAAATATACAAAAAGATTACGCTTATTCGGAAGAATATAGAATAATGTATAGACAATTATCAAAATGCAGATTTAAAGTTGATATTGATGATATGGAGTATATGTTTGAACATTGCCCTACTTCCAATTATGAAAATTATAAAAATTGGAATAAATTATTAAAGAAAATAGTATCAATATAATTTGTTAATACCAAATAAAAATCGTAAATTTATAAAAATAAAAAACTATGAATAAATCAACTAAAGTAATGACTGAACAAGAGGAATTATTATCATTAGAAAATAGAAAAGTAAAGGCATTAGAAAAAATTGCTAATGCGGTAGATGCATTGACTGTTTGGTTTGAAGAAATTGATAAAGATGAGTGGAGTGATAGAATTCAATTTTATTTAGCAGAGTGGCATAAGACTACTAAAAAAAATGAAAATGATATAGATGCAAATGCATAAATTAGGTGTAATTGTACCTTTTAGAAATAGATATGAGCATTTGAATATATTCCTTAAACACATTACTTCGTATTTAAATAAAACCGATATAGAATACGAAGTAATAGTAGTTAAGCAAGATGATGCAAAACTATTCAATCGTGGGATGTTACTCAACATCGGATTTAAGCAAGCTAAAAAACTTAAATGCGATTATGTAGTATTCCACGATGTTGATATGCTACCAATTGATGTAGATTATTCATATTCGGATATTCCATTACATTTATCTACTAATTTTGAATTGGAAGCTGGAGAAAAGGAACGAGTTATATTTGATACCTACTTTGGTGGTGTAACTATGTTTTCAAATGATGTTTTTGAAAAAATAGATGGTTATTCAAATAAATATTGGGGTTGGGGATATGAAGATGATGATTTACTTTTAAGATGTAAACACCATTCAGCTGGATTAGATACGTTACAATTAAAAAACATTGGTAAACATAAAAATGTTTTAAGATTTAATGGAAACGATGCATATGTTAAATGTGATAATGTAATAGATTTAAATAATGATTTTACAATTACAATATGTTTTAAACCCGAAAATTTAATATTAGACCATACTAAACAATCCGATGAATTTACTGTATTTAGTATACCTGGTTACGATTTTGCAATTGCATATACATCCTTTGGTAGATATAACTTTTGTACATTTGATAATAAATTGAAAGCTGTATATTTGAATACGGATATAAAGCCAAATTATAAAACTAATATAACATTAACATATAATGCCGCCTCCACTATAATAACAATGTATCAGAATGGTAAACTCATTGGTTATACTAATCCTATTAATAGATTCAATGCACGTTATAGAAAAGAATCCCACTTTTATTTAGGAGTTGGTAATCCCAATAGAGAAATGATACCAAATTGGTTTAAAGGTACGATTGAATATTTTGGATACTATACTGAAAATTTATCAGAAAATGATGTGAAAGAAATTTGTGAATCGGGAATATCATCAACGGAATCATTGAAAATACATTACGATGCAAATCATATTTCAAATTATAAATTGGTAGATTTATCCGATAATGATAATATTGGAATTATAAATAAATGTGAAATTGTAAAAGAAAATATTGAAGAATATGAAAACTTTTATATACCACATCGTAGAAAATCGTTGTTTAAATCATTAAAGCATGATGAGAATGGATTTATTGGTAATGCTTGGAAAGACCAATCGACTAGATGGAATCAACTTAGATTTGTAAATGAAGTTAGTATAAATGATTTTTTATTAGAAAATGATGGATTAAGTACTTTACAATATCATACACATGGTGTTGAAACTACCGATAATATTAAAATAATAAATGTTGGAATATAATGAAATTAGGCGTTTGTGTACCATATAGAAATAGAGAAGCTCATATGAATGAGTTTGTTCCTCATGTTTCAAAGTTTTTGGAAGAGAGGGGAATTGAGCATACGATTTATTTAGCCCATCAATACGATGATAAATTGTTCAATAGAGGTCTAATGAAAAATATTGCAGCCAAACACGCATTTGATGATGGGTGTGATTATATTGTTTGGCATGATATCGATATGGTTCCCGAAGATGAGAGTTGTGATTATTCGTTTCCTAATGATAATCCCCAACACATCGCAGTTCGTATCTCACAATCGGACTATCAACTAAAATATGAAGAGTATTTTGGCGGAGCAGTTTTATTTTCAAAAGAGCAGGTTTATAAAACAAACGGATACTCCAATGAGTATTGGGATTGGGGAATGGAGGATGATGACTTATTTTGGAGATGTGTTCAGGAAGGGTACGCAAATCGTACTACATTGGATTATAACGAAGAGGTGTACGCTGCATATTTTAATGGTATCGATTCTAAAATATCGTTTAAACCAAGTAGAGAACAAAGAAACGCAATTTCGAATTCACATACAATTTCTATATTAGTAAAAGCTGAACAGCAAATAGAAAAAGTACCAATTTGGTTAATCGGCGATACTAATAGACAATTTATAGAATATCCTATATTTAGGAAGCCGGGATATGATTGGGGATTATCTTTTAATAATAGTAGAGCATATACAGCTATGCTATGGGATAGAGTTAAAACGCATTTATATCAATGGATTAAGCGATATGAAAATCAATGGAGTTGGATAACTTTATCTGTGAATACTGATAAAAAATTCATACATTTTTATTTAAATGGAAAAGAAAGTGATGCTAGATTGGGCACCGGAACATCTTCACCATTACAATATACCGAACCATTGAAAAAGTATGGAATGGAGCCGTTTCAAATCGGATATTCATCAACAAATGGTGAAACTTATTTTAAAGGTGCAATAGCAAGTATTCAAATGTGGGATAGATGTTTATCTAAAACCGAAATTAAAAATTTGCATAAAGAAATACCTGAAGATAATTTGGTATTAGATATTTTCACTATGAATTTAGATTTCGGTGATAGACATAATGTTGAATTAAAAAAGGAAAAAGTAGAAATACCAAATACAATACTACCATACAGAAGAGATGGTAGATTTAGATGTTTACCACATCAAACGGAAGGTTTAATAAATATCGGTGGTATCGATAAATGGGCGAAGGGAGAAACAACTGCAAAGAATGAAGAACGATATATCCTACAAATGCAGCAGGGTAAAATAGATTATAAATCCGATGGGATTAACTCAATGAATTACGAATTAGTATCAATTGATACTATATATAATAGACATAAAATGATAAATGTTAAAGCATAGTTATGGCAGATAAAAAAACAAATTTAGAAAATCCTTTTTACGTTAGTATGAAAAAGGAGTTGGATTCGGTAGGTAGTGGTATGTGTTTAGCAAAATGGACACAAGTAACTCTACAATTACAAAGTGGTCATAATCATTCGTGTCACCATCCGACTACACATAAAATTTCAGAAACGGAAATAGCAAGAAACCCATCTGCGTTACATAATACGAAATATAAAAAACTTCGTAGAAAAGAAATGTTGCAAGGAGCTAGACCTTCCGAATGTGATTATTGTTGGAATGTGGAAGATAATTCTGATAGATTTTCAGATAGAGTATTTAAATCAGCCGAAAGTTGGTCGTTCCCATATAAGGAAGAAATATTTGAATCTGATTGGAGAGCAGATTATAATCCTAAATATGTAGAAGTTGCATTCAGTAATGCTTGTAACTTTAAATGTATGTATTGTGGACCATCTTTTAGTTCTAAGTGGGTAGAAGAAATTGAAAAGAGTGGGGGATATCCTACTACCGATAATTTCAACGATATCGAATGGATGATTAGAGAAAACAAAATGCCGATTAAGCATTCCGAATATAATCCATATACAGAAGCATTTTGGAAGTGGTGGCCTGAATTATATAACGAGCTTCATACATTTAGAATAACTGGCGGTGAGCCACTTTTGAGTAAAGATACTTTTAAAGTATTGGATTATATTATAGAACATCCAAACCCAAATAGAAAATTAAAATTGGCAATTAATTCTAATTTAGGAGCTCCAGATGCGTTGATAGATAAATTGATTGAAAAGATTAAGAGAATAGAAGATGAGGGTAGAGTTGAAGAAATCATCATATTTACATCAAGTGATACTTGGGGTGAGCAAGCTGAATACATCAGAACCGGACTAGAATTTAATAAATTTTGGGATAATGTTAACAAAGTACTATCTTCATCATCGAGAACGATTGTAACATTTATGGCTACATATAATGCACTAAGTGTACTTAATTATGGTAAGTTAATTAGTGAAGTTTATAAATTGAAACAAACATATGCTAGTACTGATAGATATTGGAATTCGGCTACGTTTTTGGATTCATCGTATTTACGATGGCCATCGCATCAAACTGTGCAAGTTTTACCATATGATTTCTCTCACAATATTTTAGACCAAGCTAAATTGATATCATATTTATCAGCCCCATCATTTGATTCACGTCATATTGGGTATGCGGATATTGAAGTTCAAAAAGTTAGAAGAATATACGATTGGATGGTAGCACCGCAAGATGGCGCTATGAAACTTCAGAATCAATATAACTTTGCTAAACATTTTGAAGAGCACGATAAAAGAAGAGGTACTAATTTTGTTAAAACGTTTCCAGAATTAGAAGAATTTTATAACTTTTGTAAAACAATAAAACTATGAGTTTAAAAATAAATAAGGATAATATCTTTATGATGAATCCTAAAAATGGTTATTTTGATAATGATAATTCAGATGATTCAATGGCTAATGATTTTACTTTATTTGTTAAAGTAAAAATAAATGCAGATGTACTGAAACAATCCGATTCGTTCATAGTAAGTAGAAGTGGAGCTCATTCGGGTATATCCGCACTGAAAGATGAATATGAATTTGCATCTTACATACAATATTCGTATTGGTTTTGGAATAATAGCACATCTAGTCCTAAATTAGAAGTAAGACAGGTACATCACAAAATCGAAGAAACGGAATTTGATTCATTTGTAGAATTGGCATTGGTGCATAATCAGTACGAAAGACGGATACTATGTTATTATAATGGCAAGGTAGTAGGCGAATTAAACTATACGAGTGATGAATTGCCGGCGTTATATAATGATTCTCCATATTGGTTTGGATGTGGTAGTATGTTAACTGATGGAGAAAAACAAGATGGCGAATTTGAATATGATTTGATGTTTTCGGTAAGAAAAGCATTGGATAATGATGAAATTCAACACATAATTGCAAATTATAAAACCGAATATTGTGAGCCTATATTTGAAGATAATTTAGTTTTCAAAAAAAGTTGGGAGTTAAGTAAAGAATTTGCATTCTTTTGTGACTTTGAAAAAATGAATCAATATAAAATATGGAATTATGCGTTTAATGGTAATTTTCCACAATTATATGTAGATAATGTAATTAATTATTAATATGAAAATCGCAGTTTGTTTAAGTGGACAACCCAGAACTTGGAGGCAATGCTATGAGAGCTGGAATCTATTATTTAGTGAATTGAAGAAAAACAAAAACTTAGAAGATACGGATATCGAAGTTGATTATTTTGTACATACTTGGGATTTCAATAGTAAACCATATTCAGTATGGACTAAGGAAAGATATGGTATAGAAGGATTTCAAGCTCCTCCCGCAGACCATCAAACTTCTGATGAAATTTTTGATTATATAAAAACAATCGAACCAAAAAACTTCTTAATTGAAAGTGAAATCAAAAGTGCATCGAGAAAAGATATAATGGATGGTAGAACTCAATTTAGAACAAACAATTTAAAATGGTGTCCACTAAGTTGGGCATCTAGTCAATTATATGGAATTATGATGGCTGGTCATTTGAAAAGACAATATGAGTTGGATAATGGATTCAGATATGATATGTGTGTAAGATTAAGACCCGATTTAAATTTTAATGAATTAAATAGAAGAATATTATCAGTAGATTGGACTCCAATTAAACCAAAAACAATATATTCGTGTCACGGATATGCTAGTGATGAAATGCCGTATGATGCAATAGGTGATATATTTTTTTATTCGGATTCAGAAACATATGATTTGATATCATCATTATATAATTGGTTACCACAATTAGACCCAATGATTTTTAGAGATGATTTTAGAATTGAAGAAATGTTGGTATATTTTGCACGAATGTTTCACATAGGTTCATCAAAAGTAAAAATAGACCCAGAAGTAAGAAGATAATATGGCAAAAGTATTTAATATAGCAGTTTGTTTAAGCGGACAACCAAGAACTTGGAAAACCGCTAGTGATAATATTCTAAATTATTTTAATACAAAAATTTGTGTTGAAAGAAATGTTAGAGTAAGAGTAGATTACTTTATTCACACTTGGGATACAAATAGTTACAGAGACAAAACTGAACCGAGATGGCAAAATAAAGATTATAAAATAACCAATGTATCGGAGGAAGATGATATTAAATTAACATTTTTGCCTGCTGAAATGGAATATGAACAATATGATTCATCCAACCATCTACACGCTTGGTCTGGATTATTTTATAGTTTTATGAGAAGTATTAACTTAAAGAGAAAATACGAATTAGAAAACGATATAACCTATGATATGGTTGTTAAAACTAGATTGGATATAAATTTTCCACAAGAAGGTATAAACCGATATGGTGGACCAATTTCAAAATTTCATCCACACGTATTAAGACCGTTAACTGCGTACGCATCTTCGCCAACTCCGACTAGATTTCCATTGGAATTTAATCAAAGTTGTTTTGATGATGTATTCTTTTATACAGATTCGCCTACAATGGATTTATTATCAAACATATATTTTTGGTATATTGATATAATGGATAAAGGGTTGGCTCAAAAGCAAAGAAAAGAATTTGTAGATAATCCGGAATATTATTATGGACCTGGTACACTATTATACAAATATCTTACCAATTGGAATATTCATCCATATGCAGACCACGCCAATCCGTATTATGTTGTTAGAAAAATAGCACAAGAGAAGGGGTTACATAGTATTAACGATTGGAACGAGATACAAGAATTACATTGGGATTGGTATCATAATGGGTATGGTACTGAAGAAGCTAATAAGAATCCGAGAATCATATAATGAAAAAAGTTTTATTTATAGCAAATAGTACAATCGATGGTATGATGTTATCATACTTCATGCCCTATATTATCGATAGAGGATTTGCTAAAATAAATCCAAATGATACACCACAAATACCAATACAACGTTGGTATGAAGATGAATCTCAAACATTAGAAAATATTGATAAATTCTATAAATTTAAATTTGAAAATACTGATATTGATTTTAAGTTTGTAACTCAACAATATGAAGATATAAGTGGTTATGTAAATTTTGCTAAACAACAAATACAGCAAGAGAAATATGATAAAGTATTCTTATTTGTTCGAAGATTATTTATTGAAGGAATCCAATATGATGATTTTACCAAAATAGATAAAAATATTTTAGAAGTAATTTATTTAAACGTAAGCGAAGCGATTCATACTAAAAATAATACATTACAAAATTTTATAAAAGATAAAAAAGTAATATCGTGTAGTAATGTAAGTTATAATGATAAGAACTTTTATTACGAACCATTTTTAAATTTAATATATTCCTATTATCAATATGGGTTTGATTTCTATCCGTATAATAAATTAGATGTCAGTAAGCAAAATTTAATTGGAATGTATTTGCGAAAGAATTATAAAGTTCCAAGAGATAAAATGTATGATGATATTAAATTAGAATTTATAGATAAAGGAGTTGATATTGATTTATTGGAAATATATAAAGAATCCCCACGACCTAATTTTTTTACTAAATTTAATTGTCTACATACTCCAACTTGGGATATTAGATGTCACACTACATCTTATTTAGATTATATAACTTCTGTATGTGCATTTGCATTTGAAACAAGTAATTTTGAAGAATTCATATTTCCATATCAAAGTATGAATCGTCAGTATATTACAGAAAAAACATTGAAAGCAATATTATATTCAAAAATGGATATACCATTTATTATGGATATGAATCCAATTAATTTTTTAGAATTACACGAAATGGGATTTTGGTTTCTAAATACAGAATTCTTTGATTTTTCAAAAACAAATTTTATAGATGAACTTTCCGAAAATATGAAAAATTCAATATTTAAAAGTATAGAATATGTTTTAGAATTATATAAAACTAATGAAAATAATTTAGATAATGCTCATTTGCAGATAAAAAAGTTATATTCTGATAAAATGCAATCCAATTATAATTTATTTATGAGATACCTAACTAAACCATATAATTCTGAAAAATTATTAAAATTTATATTAAACAATGAATAATTTATTTGTATTTGGATGTTCTTTTACATATGGTAATGGGTGCTTATCACACGAAGTATATCCTAAATCATATCGTAAAAATGAAAATGATTTAATTTGGCCAGAAATAGTTGCTAAAGAAATAGGATATAAATTGTATAACTATGGGATGGGTGCGATATCGAATGATGTTATATTTGATAATATGATAGAAGTATTTGATTCTATTTCAGAAGGAGATATAGTAATTATTCAAAAAACATTTACACATAGATTTGATATTGCACCAACACGCAAAAAAAATCAACCATATATTAGAAAATTTTTAACAATAACTCCACAATCGTATGAAACATTAAAATATGAAGGATATGATTCTTTAGAAATTGATAGTATATTATATAATACTTGGTTGATGGATAATGAATTAAACGATATGCGAGTTGATAATAGATTTAGTTTTTTAAAAAAATTATTTTTATTAAAAGGTGTAAAAAAATGTATAAATTGGGATATAATAAATTATATGGATGAGAATGTGTATGAAAGAATTCAAGAAGCAACTAAAGGTAAAATTATTGATGCACATTGGTCTTACGATGGGCATAGAGAATTTTCTAAAATAATCCTTAATAAACTATATCAAGAACCATTGGAGATGGTATTTAAAACAAAATTAATATAATGGAAAAAAAATTAAAAATTATTTGCGATGGCGATAGTTGGGTTTTCGGTTCAGAAATAGCAGACCCAGAGATTAGTAAAAGATATGATGGAACAGTTCATC